GAAGCTGTAACAGTTGTTGCGTTTGTATACCCTGTAATCTTTACATAGCCAGTATCATCATGCGTATATTCCCAATTTAAACTGCCAAATGTTTCTCCGATTTATCAATGCCCTGATTGCGAGTTACATGATGTCTGCGTAGATCCAGTCGTATGTTTATAAACATGACCATTATATCTCACAAAAACATTGTTTGCATAGCTTGTGCTTGCTGCCCATTCATCATAAGTTATTTCTAATACCTCACGAAACCTAATTAATCTACCAACATCTGTGCTTGCAAATAAATCAGCACTTGCTGTTATTGTTACAGAACCATTATCTGCTGAAGCGTACAAAGTAGTTGTCGTTATGTTTTCATCAAGATAAGGACCATCAGTAAAATCAATGTCTGTTAATGTCCATGATGTATGACTTGTTCTTGTTAACTTTGCAGGTTCATGACTGTTATGTGCAAGAAACAAAACATCTGCTGACTGTGCAAAGTTAATGCTGGATAACTGACTTGTCGTGTAAGTTGTTGTTATCTCTACTATTTTTCCAACTGTTCCTGCACTTCCATAAGTTGTAAAAGATGAACTGTTTACACCACTTAACTGGAATGTATTTGTTGTCTTTCCTGCAACTGTAAACTCTTTGTTGTTTACCTCTGTCATACCAACAACACCAGTAATAAACACTCTGTCACCATTATTCAAACCATGTGAATTAGATGTCACCACTGCTGGGTTTGCTTTTGTTATTGCAGATATTGTTGTTGTAGCTTCTGTCACTAAGCCACCATCTTTAAATACTCTTATGTAATTATTACCAAATTCTAATACATAGGCTTGTGTATCACTAAACTCAAAGTTAATTAATCTTACCTGACCACCATCTTTTGTGGTTCCTGCGTAATATGTTCCAGGTCTACGAGTAACACCACCTTGAGGAAACACAATCATGTTCTCTAATTCTTTTACAGCTTCATTATATTTCTGTAAATCAATTCTACCCTCTAGGCGTGGAGATATTTCACCTGCCCTAAAGTTAGTGATAATAGACGATACTCTAGCCATATTAGAACCTTGCGTTAGTGTAAGTATCTGCCTGTAATTGTTCTGGATAACCCTCTAGTGCATCCATGCTCCTAGCTTCACTAAGCCTTGCCTGATATAAAGAATACATAGATTGAGCCAAAGCATTACTACCAGTTATAGCATAAGCTGTTTCAGACGCTAACCTGTGTGCAATAGTGCTACTAAGCAAAGAATCAAATTGTTCTGTATCTGTAACCCTACCTATATAAATAATAGAACAAGTACCCTCATTAGAAAGTATTTTCCTGCCTTCTATTTTATACATAACATTACTGTCATACGCAGCAATTTCATTGTTAACGTTAGAGTTCCAAAAAGAAATAACTCTTAAACAATAAGGATCTGTAGGTAATGTAAATTGATAAGTAAATCCAAACGAAGGTGCAGTGCTATCTTGTGCTAAAGATGTCCTTGATATAGCTACATTCCAAGTGTGTGCTCTTAAAACAGCATCTCTTACTGTTTCAAATCTTCTATTACAAAGTCGTGCTTCTTTAGAGTTTTCTGTCAATGCAGTAATGGTCGCTGCACCAAGTAAATCCATAGCTTCATTACAAATGTCTACTACTGACGGCATATCAAACTCCTAAAGGTAAGGAGCAGATTAACTGCTCCCTACATTTTTTTTAGTTAACAACATAGTGTATGATAAATGACATATCACCTGCTGTACCACCTGTTGCATTAAAAGTCGCTGCAACGTAGTAGTAACCACCTGGATCAACTGAAGCACCAGCATTTTCCCATAACTGAGTACCAATAGTATTTATATCGGCTGCTTCTGTTCTGAGATCTGCCACTGCTGTAGTTCCATCAGCAACAGAAGTTGCATATAGATCTTCGTCTACAACTGTTCCATTTGTCTGATATAACCCTACGTTAAATGTGCATGATCCACCGAGTGCATCTGCTGCAACACTTAAAGCTGTGATTGATGCGTTACTAGGAATTGGTGCAAGCATAACAATATCATTGTCTGTGCTATCACCAGCAGCTAGTGCGACTGTGCCTTGAGCAACACGCAAAACGCCATGTAACTCGTGAGCATTACTTGCAACTTGAGGAGTAGCTTCAAAATTTGCTACAAGAGTTGTGTTTTTAGTAGTCATTGTTCACTCTCCCTTAAGCTGATTCATCACAATCGATTTGCACAATCTTAGATTCTTCCATGCGTGTGGCTCCAACACTCATGCAATAATAAACTTGAGTAGCATAACCTTTGTCTGCTCTCTCGTCTATTCTTGCTGATACGTCTTTACCTATGCCTAGAGCAATCCCATCCTCTGCCCATGCAAAGCATGATCGGATGTTTGATGCAAGCGATAGTCTGTTTGTTACAATAAACTTGAAACCCATAAAAGTATCAACTTCACCCTGAACAAGAGCCTTAACTGTATTAAAGTCAGAACTTGTTACTGATGTAGTATTTAACAGAGCTTCAATCTGATTAGGACCAACTGCAATATATCTTGGTATTGATGGGTCAACGTCAGCTAAATCTAATATTTTTTTAGCTTGAATTAACTTAGCAACAGACATATCTGCACTACCATTTGCAATCTGATTAGCAGCAGCAAAAGATGTAGAGGTTGAACCTGTTTCGCCTGTAAAAGCTGTTCCAAGTGCAGCAGAAATGATAACGTCATCCATTGCTCTACCCATTGCAGCAGCAGCAGCCATTGCATAAGAAGATGTTGGATCGATTAACATTCTGACTTTATCTTGGTCATCAATTAAATCGGCATACTCGTAATCAGCTAAACTCACTCTACGCCTTGCGTGAGGTGTGTCTATCTGTGGAGTGTCGGCATGACGGCTGGTACGCAACTGAGCAGTAGCAACGCCTACCTGATCGAAAAAAGCATTTTTCCCTGTGATATTCTCCACACGAACTGTGTCTCTAAGACGGCTTCCCATCTGTTGAGATAACATCTGCACGTTAGCAGAATACTGTTGGACAAATGCTGTAGTTACTGTGGCTGACATTTAAGTCTCCTTCGTAAAAGTTACATTTGATTTATTTGCAGTGTGCTACCCTTTACGGACACTCCTAGTTTTTAAAGCCGACTTTAGGCTATCGTCTATCCGATTGTCTTGAGGACTTGTTGCCAAGCTACCCTGCATAACCCATTCGTAATATATATCAGCAAGTTTGTTAGGATGCAACAAATCTCTTTGCGTTCCAAATTCTACAGCAAATCTTAAACATTCCAAACGAATATGTTGAATTGGGGTTAACTCATTATCCATGAATGTACCCCATTAATTCTTGCATACGTTCTATAGCACGTTGCCTTCCTATAGGATCTTTCTTATTCCAATAGGCGTGTGTTTTATCGTTCATTATAGTATCAACTTCTTGTTGTGCCATCTGTGGTGTGTAAGCTCTATTAGTTGCATTGTCACTAACAGTATCTTCACTTGTTACAGTAGATTTAAAATCTCCCATAGCAGCAAAAGCCTTTATAAAAGCTGGGTGATTGCCAATTAATGTTCCATCTTCTAGTTTCATTTTCAACAAATCACTACCACCAAACTGCTCAACAATATCTTTTGCAGCCGTTACTTTTTGCTCAAAAGCCTGACCCCATTCTTTCTGAAGTTCTGCTGCTGTCTGCTCTGCTTGTTCTTCTGCTTGCTGTGCTAGACCTTCGCTTGTTTGTTGAACTGTACTTTTATAATAATCCAACACACCTTGTGCTTGTTGTGGTGTAAGTCTTAGATTATGTGCAATGTCTGCATATTGTGTAGCTATTTCTTCAGTTATAACATTACCATCAACAGGCAACTCATATCCCTGTGGTGTTTCTGGTCTGCCTAACTTACTATAAATATTATCTAAATCTTCGTCTGTAGGATTTTTTGGTAACGGAACCTTGTCGCTACCTATCAATCTCTGTGCATTTACATAACTCCTAGCTAAATTACCAACATCTTTTATTGGTGATAGACTAGGATGTTCTCTTAATTCTTCTGGTATCATTTCCATGAAACTGTTACCAGACCCACCTTGTGCAACCTCTGATGGTGTTTCCATCACTGTAGGCTGTACTGGTTCGGCTACCTGTTCAGCAACTTGTTCAGACATATCTACTCCTCTTTCATCATGTTATATATGTGTAGTATTACTGCCCTTTTACCTTCTTCAAAGGCTGTAGCATTGGCATCTCCAGCTACATAACTTGAAGCACGCCAGTTACAACGTATCTCCAAATCTTTTAAAACTTTTTTACCAGCGTTACCTTCAAAAGCATCTTTATACATTACTTTTAGTTGTGCTATCTGTTCACTCATTTCCACCAACCATTCTTACAGCTTGAGCAGCTTGTCCTACTGTAGCAACATCTTCTTGCTCCATTTGTCTTTCCATTTGTTCTTGTTGCATCATTGCACGCTGCTCTCTTTCCTCATCAATAGATGACTGTGGCTTTAAAACTTTTTTCGGAACTCCTAATGATTCCGTTAAGTAATTTACTAATCCATCAGGATCTATATGATCTCCAACTGGTAATTGTTGTGATAGTGGCATTAGTATTTCTAATGCTCTTATTACACCATTTACAGAACTTGACTTTTGTGCTCTAGCTAATGGTGACACATATTCAATATCAATATCTAATCCTTGTAAAACCTCTGGTGGTGTAGCAAGCATATCTGCACGAAGCATCAAAGCAAACGCCCTGTCAATCAAAGGTCTTAGCATTTCGTTCATTAATCTACCAAGCACAGGACCTATAACTCTCATTCTTTCTTCTTGTCTTTGTATAACTTCTGTCGCTGTCATGTTAGGTGTACTGCCACTTAATAATTGGTCAACGAAGAAAGCAGAACGAATTGCTAATCTTCGTTGTTCTTCCATATTTAATCCAATAGGTATGTTTGCACCAGTTTGTAGTGGTGTTATTGTATCTCTTGAGCCTGATCTGTAAAAGTTGAGACCTCCAGGCTGGGTTCTAATGGGGAGTAAGAACCCATCATCAGGCACTAATAGTGGAGGATCTATCATTTTTTGTGCTGCTTGTATGATTGTTTTAGACATTAAGTTAATCATCTTTACGTCTGGCAATGCAACCATAGCTGGAGATCTACCCATCACTTCTCCTGTTGCCTTTAAGAAGCGTGGTACAACGTAAGGTAGTTCCTGAAAACCACTCTCTGCCAATATCATTTTTGTTTCCATGCAAATATACATAGATGCAAATGGCATATTCTTATTATCTTGTTTCGTTGGATCTCTTTCTTTTCTAGGCATCACAACATGAAGTATCTCTACATTTTCATCAGGCTTCTTTTCAAATGTCTTTCTTATAAATGGACCTACATTATCAACGCCAAATCTTTGCACAGCTTGCCTTGCAGGAAGTTCATACTTTCTAAACACTGTATCAACAATACCATACTGATCCTCTGTTACATAAAACTCTGATATATGCCTTGTGCTAAATCGTAATGTCTTGTCATCCATTTCAACAAACATACACCCAGTACCAAATACAACAAGGTCAACATACATTTCATGGACTTCTGTTTCAAAGTTAGACATAGTAAAAGCACGCATCATTCTTTGCGAACTATCTTCTAACCATCTTTGTACTTCTTCATCCCTGCCCAGTTCTTCATTTTTCATAGTTAAATGAAACCAAGCACTTGCACCTGATGTAAGCATACCATGCAAACTAGATGATAATAAATCTACTGATTGCAGAGCCGTACCATCAAAGATAAGTTCCATTCTCTTTTCACCACGACTTCTTTTCTTAACTATGTCTGCTTTTCTTGGCAACATATAGTCAGCTAACTCTTGGTAATGATTATTCCAGTTATCTCTCTGACCTTCAACGTGTTGAAATCTAGCAACTATATCTTTGACATTCATCATAATTCTATCCTAACAAAGTTGGTGTGCCACCTGTAGTGTCTGTTGTATCGCCTAATGCACCAGCAACAATCGTACTGCCACGACCTCTGCGTTTTTTTCTTTCTTGTGCTTCAGCTTCTCCAGCCAATGCAGCAGCCTTTTCGTAATCAGCT